CGTTCTGGATGTGGATCAACTCTCCGGGCAGGTGGTGTCCGTAGGCAGTTCCGCGCTGCATACCGGCCGTAAGGAAGGGGGCCGTTTTATCCGTCAGGTCGGTGTGGAAGGCAATGACTATAAGCTGGTCGAGACCGATTCCTGTGCCGCATTGCCCTGGGATCTGCTGTCGGTGTGGGCTAACGCCGGTGGCGAAGACGAGTTTTTCCAGTTGGTACAGGCGTTTTCAAATGAAGCGTTTGCGCTGGATATGCTGCGTATCGGCTTTAACGGTAACAGCGTGGCCAAAAGTACCAACCCCGACAAAAACCCGAACGGCGAAGATGTCAACATTGGCTGGCATCAGCGCATGAAGGATTTCAAAGATGGGCAACAAATTATCACTGACCGGGTGGTACTGGACGAAAACGGCGATTACAAATCACTGGATGCGATGGCCTCCGATTTGATTAACGCCAAAATTCCCCAGCAATACCGCAATGACCCGCGTCTGGTGGTGCTGGTCGGGGCGGATTTGGTCGCTGCCGAACAGTATCGCCTGTTCCAGAAGGCCGACCGCCCGACCGAGAAGATCGCCGCCCAGATGCTGGACAGCACCATTGCCGGGCGTCCTGCGATTGTGCCGCCGTTTATGCCGGGCAAACGCATGACCGTCACCACGCTGTCGAACCTGCATATCTATACCCAGCGTAATACCCGGCAGCGTAAAGCCGAGTTCGTTGAAGACCGCAAACAGTTTGAAAACAAGTATCTGCGCAATGAAGGGTACGCCGTGGAATACCCGGAACTGTATGCCTCTTTTGATGAAAGCGCCGTCACTGTCGGTACCGTGGCCGAGCCTATGGAAAAACCGGCCGGAGCGTAACCGATGGCCCTGTCACCTGCACAACGTCATAACGCCCGGATGGTTGCCGAGCAGCAGCTATCCCGGTGCCAGGCGGTATCCGGCGATCACAGTCTGCATGTGCAACGCCGTGCGCTGGAAAACGACGTGGCACGGCTGCGCAGTCAGCCCACGTTACGCGACAGGGTAGAGATGAAACGCCGGGAGTTGCTGCCGCGCTGGCTGCCAACGGTACAGCGCTATCTGGACAGCGGCGAGGTGTATCAAAACCCGGTGTTCGCACATTGCGTGGTGTGGCTGTTTGATGTGGAAGAGTTTGATCAGGGGCTGGCGTGGGCAGATATCGCCATTGCACAGGGACAGAGCACCCCTGACAACATCCGGCGCACGTTCGCGGCGTTTGTTGCCGATACGGTGCTGGCCTGGGCGCAGCAGACGGCGGACATGGGGCAGAGTGTGGAGCCGTATTTTTCCCGCACGTTTAAGAACGTGGCAGAAAACTGGCGGCTACATGAGGAGATCACCGCTAAATGGTTCAAGTTCGCCGGGCTGTTACTGCTGCGTGATGAGCAGGGGCAACCACGGGCAACCGCAGCGGCGGACATTGACACACTGACGGCGGCGGATGCCCTGTTACATCAGGCCGAGCAGTTTTACCGCCAGGTTGGTGTAGGCACGATGCGCCGCAATATTGCCGCCCGCATTCGGGCGCTGCAAAAGGAATAAAAGACTACCGCAAGCCGGGCGGGCGCGGCTGAGGCAATGCACCGGGTGTGCGATGTGCCGTGGAAGCCGGTCAGCCCGCCTTTTTACGGGGGATGCATGTTCAGTGGAACACCGGTTGATTATCAGGATGAACAACTGGCCAACAATGGATTTTGGCCAGACCTGAACGTCAGGGATTTTCAGTCACAGCGCACCATCCCCGCCGATCTGGCTGCCGATACCGTCGCACAGGCGCTACTGGCGGCGGTGGGCGAGGTCAACGCTGATCTGGCTGAGGTGGAGGCCCGCAGCCGGGCGAAGGGGTTTGCGCGGGCGCAGGATGTGCCGGGTGTCAGCCTGAAAGGCCAGAACGTGCTGTGTGCGCAGTATCAAAAAGCGGTGTTTGCCAGGGCAAAAGCCGATTTGCTGGGCGAGTTTGCCACCATTGGCCGCCGCGAGTCTCATCCGGGACAGGAGGGGGACGACACACGCAAGGGATTGCTGGGGGAAGCGGCGATGGTGATCCGCCGCATGAAAGGGCTGAAACGGGCCACGGTGCGGATGGTATGAGCAAGCTGGATGACCTGACCACCTTTGTTTCGACGCATTTGCCGCCCCGCGTGATGCAGGGGTTTGACAGCTTCATGGATGAAGTGAGCTTTATTCCCGCCCGCCGTGACCTGGGCGAAGACCAGTATCAACTGGCGGTGATGAAGTTTGATGCTGTGTTGAGCTGGGAGCGCTGGCCATACCGGGTGTGTGACCCGCGCAACCTGTGCGCTCTGTTACTGGTCTGGCAGGAGGGGCAGGACGATGTGCCGTACATGGATGCCGGGCTGGATATGGAGTTGCCCACACTGGATGTGGACGTGCGCGATCAGGATAGCGCGATTGTCGTGGTGTCGCTGCAACTGGCGGAATCACTGGCGATCGTGGCTGATGACGACGGGATCATTCCGTTTGATGGTCGGCGCTGGCGTCTGACCAGCCCGGAAATCTGGCAGGCCACATCAGGGCATTTGTTCGGTGCAGGCGGCGATGGGGCGGAGGTCGGAGCGTCATGATTGTGCATGGCGAGCTGAGCCAGTCACAACTGGCCGAACTGCGCACCGCATTGCAACGGCTGACGCTGCCACCCAAAAAACGCCAGCGTTTACTGTGGCGGCTGGCGAAATACGGGGTGATTGCGGCGGCGAAACGGAACGTCCGGGCGCAGCAGGCACCGGACGGCAGCGCCTGGACGGCACGACGCGGCCGCCGCCGTGGCAGGATGCTGCGCAATCTGCCCAACCTGTTGCATATCCGCGAAATGCCAGAGATTCAGGCGGTACGGATTTATCTACAGGGCGGTGCGTATCGCAACGGGAAAACGCCGGTACCGGCGGGCGTGGTGGGCTACAGCCAGCAAAACGGCATGAGTGTATCCGTCAAGCGTTCACAGGTCGGCAATGGACGCCCTGAGCCGGGACGGATGGCCACACGGCGACAGGCCCGCAAACTGCGGGCGCTGGGGTACCGGGTAAAACGCGGGGCGCGATGGAAAAAGCCGCCTTACCGGGAGATTGAGGAAACCCTGAGCTTTGCACAGGCGGGATTACTCATCCGTAAGTTGAGCGGCAAGGCGGCAAAAACCGCCTGGACAGTGGATGTTCCTGCCCGGCCATTTTTGGGCATGAACGATGCGGAGTTTACAAAAGCGCTGGCACGGCAGCTACAGGGCATTGGCTTTGGCTGGGATGTGAAAGCGCAGGATATCAAGGGGTAAGCATGAGTTGGCCAACGGTTCAGGTTAACCAGGTAAACCAGCTACAAGGCGAAACCAGCGAGATTGAGCGCGTGGTGCTCTTTATCGGTGAGGGGGCGGTCGATGCGGTGAAAACAGTGCCGGTGAATACCCAAAGCGATCTGGATCAGGTGCTGGGGGCGGCGGATTCGGTACTGAAACGTGACGTCAGTGCCGCGATGGTCAATGCGGGGCAGAACTGGAGCGCCTTTGTTTGTCTGCTGCCGCCAAAAGGCGACTGGGTGAGCGCGGTCACTGCCGCGCAGCAGGTGGCCAGTGTTGAAGGTGTCGTTGTCTCGTTGCCTGCCAGCAAAAACAGTATCGCCCAGGCGGCCAGCTTACGGTCTGCACTGGTGTCTAAATTTGGTCGCTGGGTGTGGTTTCTGCTGGCCATTGACGGGCCGAAAGAAGGCGAGGGCTGGGACAAGTATTTACAGAGCCTGAGTAATTTACAGAACGGCGCTGCGGCTCCGGCGGTGCAACTGGTGCCGCGGCTGTGGGGCAATGAGCCGGGCGTGCTGGCTGGCCGCCTGTGTAACCGTGCGGTGACGATCGCCGACAGCCCGGCGCGGGTTCAAACCGGTGCCTTGCTGGCGATGGGGCGCACGGATTTACCGGTGGACGGTACCGGCGTGATGCTCGATCTGGCGATGTTACAGGCGTTGGAAAAACAGCGGTACAGCGTGCCGATGTGGTATCCCGACTATGACGGCTACTACTGGTCAGATGGGCGCACCCTGGACGTGGAAGGGGGCGACTATCAGGCCATTGAAAACCTGCGCGTCGTGGACAAGGTGGCGCGGCGCATCCGGTTGCAGGCGATTGCCAAAATTGCCGATCGCAGCCTGAACAGTACGCCGGGCAGTATCGCCGCACATCAAGGGTACTTTGCCAAAACGTTGCGTGAAATGTCCCGCAGTACCCAAATCAACGGCATCACCTTTCCGGGGGAAGTGAAGCCGCCGAAGGATGGGGATGTGGTGATCGCGTGGCGCTCTAAAACCGCCGTGGAAATTTATCTGGTTGTCCGTACTTACGAATGCCCGAAAGGGATCACGGTCAGTCTGGTGCTGGATATGTCACTGGAGGGTAGCGCATGACAAAACGGATTTCGGGCCAGTCGTTTGACTTCAACATGGACGGCGCACTGGTTCACGCGGAAAAAGTCTCGCTGAGCATCACGGATAACACCGCCGCCGCGCAGACGCAGGGCATCCCCGATGGCTGGGTGGCCGGTGACGTCGCCGCCGAAGGTGAAATGGAGCTAAGTACCAAGAGCCTGGCGGTGGTGACGGCGAAAGCCAGCAGCGCCGGGTCATGGCGGGGTATCGAGCCGGTGGACTTGATGTGGTACGCCAAGGCGGGCAGCGAGGAAATGAAGGTGGAAGCCTTCGGTTGCAAGCTGATCCTGAGTGACATTCTGGATGTTGACCCGAAGGGCGGCAGCGTGATGTCACACAAGATTAAGTTTGTGGTCACCAGCCCGGATTTTGTGCGCATCAACGGTATCCCCTATCTGGAATCGGAACTGACGGAAAAGCTGATCGGCTAAGGACAGTCATGCAGGAATACGAAAAGAACGCGCTGGGATTACTGGTGCTGGGTGCGCTGATTGCGCTGGGTAAGCTGCTGGCCAGTGATGAAAAAATCACACCACGCCTGTTTTTCGGCCGGATGATTTTGGGATCGGCCACCTCAATGGCGGCCGGGGCAGCGCTGGTGTGGGTGCCGGGGTTGCCGCCGATGGCGGTCACCGGGCTGGGTGCGGCGCTGGGAGTGGCCGGACATCAGGCGGTTGAAATCTGGCTGCGCCGCCGTGGTAGTAGTTTGCTGAAAGGGAGTGACGCAAAAGATGACGTTAAGTGAAAAACAGCAGTTATTTACCCAACTGGTCGCACAGCTGATCCAGTGGGCGGGAGAGCGGGGGTATCGCCTGACGTTCGGCGAGGCATACCGCACACCGGAACAGGCAAAACTGAATGCCCGCAACGGCTCAGGCATCGCCAACAGTTTGCATACGCAACGTCTGGCCGTGGATCTGAATCTGTTTATCGATGGTGAATACCAGACTCGGACAGAAGCCTATTTGCCGCTCGGTGAATACTGGGAATCGCTGG